AAGACCTATCTCGGTAGCCTGTTGGGCGCCGATTCTCGTACTACTACCGCCACCGGCACTGGCTTTGATCTTCAAGGCACTGTGTCGAGCGGTAATGATGCTGAAGGTGAGGCCATTGTTATCCTCGACTCTGAGGCTGGCAGCGGCACCACCCCCACCCTGAACGTCAAGCTTCAGGATTCAGCCAATAACTCTGACTGGGCTGACATCACTGGCGCCACCTTTACCCAGGTGACTGATAGTGCTGCTGCCCTCCAGAAAATCACGATCAACTGCAACGACGTTCGTCGTTATGTCCGTGCAGTTGGAACGCAGGCTGGCACCAACCCGGTGTTTGTCTATGCCGTTCACATTGTTTACAGCAAGAAGTACGGCAACTGATCCTGATGGCAATCCAAGACACGCTGGCGTTTTTGAACATTAATGAGTTTGGGGTGACCTGCGCCATTGGTGTTTCAAGCTTTGTTGGCATCTTGGATTCGCCTGTGGAGGTGTTGGCGGGCGGCATGGCTCTAAGTCGGGAGTATCTGCTTTATGCAAAGACTGCTGATGTGAGTTCTGCCGCTCGTGGCACTTCGATTACGGTTGATGGCGCCTCCTATACCGTCAGGGAGAACCGCGCTATTGATGACGGACTATTTTCTGAATTGCTCCTTAGCAAGGTGTAGCCGTGAGTGCTATTCCCAAGATCAACACTCGCGGCAACTGGTCAGCAATCAATCCCGTGTTGCTTCCGGGCGAGCTTGCGATCGAAATGCCTGCTCGAAATTTGAAAATTGGTAACGGGGTATCAAGTTGGGACAAGCTTGAGTATTTTGGTTGCCCTGGATATTGGGGTTCGTTTTACGACTCAACATCTCAGACGGCAACAGCGAATACGCCTACGTCTATTTACCTACGTCAAAGGGACACGCTTGGTCGTGGGGTGACCGTGACGAATGGAACGCGTATTACGTTTCAACACAGTGGTGTTTACTCGATCACGTATTCGATTCAGTTCAGCAATACGGACAACGAAATTCACGACATCAACGTCTGGTTGCGCAAGAACAACGAAGGCAGCGCTGGTGACGTGCCGGGCAGCGACAGCCGATTCAGCATCATCGCAAGGCATGGCAACGTTGACGGCAACGTGATTGGGTGTGTCAACTACGTGTTGCCTGTCGCAACCGATGATTACCTAGAGCTGATTTGGGCGACATCAAACGCTGAGGCCTACATTCATGCTGAGGAGGCTGAGACCAGCCCATTTGCTCACCCGAGCATCCCTGGCATCATCTGCACTGTTGCGCAAGTCGCTTCCGCCTGATCATGGCTGACACACGCCGCGAACTGATCCTTGCCCGCCTAGCTAGCAACCTGAGCTCGATCACGGGTGCAACGGTCTACAGGAGCCGTGTAGAGCCTTTTGCTCGTGGGGAGGTGCCTGCGGTAATTGTGGAACCGATCAACGATCAACCGATCGACACAAGCTTTTACGACAAGCTCGATTGGACGATGAGGGTTCGAGTAACGACACTGGTGCGAACGAACACGCCCGATGACGATTCAGATGCATACACGCAGCAGGTGCATCAGAAGCTGATGGCTGATCAAACTGTCAACGGGTACGCCTTGGACTTGACACCTGATCGAACTGACTTCAGCCTGTATGAAGCTGATGTGCCTTTGGGTATCATTAGCCAAGACTTCCTTGTTCGTTATCGGACGAGCAGAACCCACCTAACTAGCGCTTGAAATCATGGCTAAGATTGAAAAGGAAGTTCCCAATCCCGGAGTGGGCGGCACTTATTTGTTTGACCCTAAGACTGGGAAGCTTACACTGATCACAGAACCCGCCGCTCCTACCGACAATGGCACTGACTCGGAAGAAGTTTCTGATCGCGAAGATTGAATCGAACTACGGGGTGGATCCCTCCCCTGTGGGCGGCAGTGATGCTGTTCAGGTCAGCAGTCTTGAGATCACTCCGATTGAATCGGATAACGTTCAGGCTGCAGCGTTCCAGGGCTTCTTGGGCAACAGCACTCGTAGCACCTTGGTTGCCAACAAGCGAGTCAGCGTCACGTTTGATGTGGAGCTTGGAGGTTCTGGCACTGCTGGCACTGCTCCTGCTTTTGGTCCTCTCCTGAAGTCTTGCGGCCTGAGCGAGACCATCTCTGCTGGAGTCAGCGTTACCTACGCCCCGGTGAGCAGCAGTTTCAGTTCAGCAACGATCTACTGCTTCTACGACGGCACTCAGCACAAGATCACGGGTGCTCGTGGATCGGTGAGCTTCAACATGGCTGCTGGCCAGTTTGGGGTCATGAGCTTCAACTTCATCGGGATCTACAACGCTCCTGACAACACCGCACTGAGCGGCACCTTCACTGTTGCCAATCAGGCTGCTGCACTCGAGGTGAACGACACCAACGTGACGACTGCCACCTTCCATGGTGTGACCAGCGTGCGTCTGGAATCCTTTGATCTGGCTTTGAACAACGAGCTGCTGTACAAGGAGACTGCATCGAACAAGGAAGTGATCATCACGAACCGTGCCGCTGGTGGTACTGCCGTGATCGAGGCTCCTGCGATCGGTACGACGGACTTCTTTGCCAAGGCTGTTGCGACTGCGACTGGCAGCTCAAGCTTTGTATTGGGTGCTACTGCGGGTAACATTGTCACGTTGAACGCAGCACAGACCGACATCACCGGATGCAGCTACGCTGATACCAACGGCGTGATCGCTCTGTCGATGCCGTATCTGGCTCTGCCTACCACGGCAGGCAACAACGAAATGTCCCTTGTGTTCACCTGATCTGTATGGCTTTCGTCCTCAAGAAGACTGCTTCGTACAAGTGGCCTGTCACGGTGGAAACGCCGATCGATGGCGGAAAGTTTGAGAAGCAGACCTTTAATGCAGTCTTCAGGAAGATGAGTCGCTCTGCCTTCAACGATCTCATTGATCAAGGCGATGATGCTTTGGTTGATGGGATCCTGGAAGGTTGGGACGGAATCAAGGATGAGGATGGTAAGGACATTCCGTTCACACAGAAAAACAAAAAAGAACTGTGTGACGATCCTTATATCATGAAGGCGTTGATTGGTGCATACGCTGACAGCGTGACGGGAGCGCCAGCAAAAAACTAAAAGACGCCGCTGAGTACTGGGTCAAAGGCGGCGTCATTGACGAGCGGGAAGAGGACTTGAGGGGTCTTGGGATGAGCCCTGAGCAGATCGCTGCTGTGGGGCTGGAAGCTGTCGAGAAGCACTTTGAGGTGTGGGAGGAAAACTGGGAAGTCGTAATGATGTTCGTGCGGATGAGCACGCAATGGAACACGAATATGGCTGGGATGACCGGCTTGATCTACTCAAGTCTCGAATGGCTCTGTAAGCTGTATGTAGTCAAGGATCCTGTGGCCTTGTTCGAGGGCATACAGGTAATGGAATTGGCCGCCCTGTCCTGCATGAACGCGAAGCGCAAATGAGCCAGAGCACGGAGCTAATTGTCAGGCTGAAGCAGGTGGGCGGTGAGCAGCTCACAAAGCTTGCTGGCAACCTTCGGAATCTGGGGCAGCAGAGCAAGGCAGCAACAACTGATTTCAGTCAGCTTGCAAATGAACTGAAAAAAGTTCAATCAACTTCAGTTCAGAGTATTAACAATCTGCGTGGTTATGCGACTGCGTGGCGAGAGATTGCAAATAGCGTCAAGGTTGGAAGTTTTGAATTTAAGCAGGCCACAAGGGAAGCTGAAAAGCTTGAAAGGCAACTGCAACAGACTGCTCAGGCAGCTCGCAGGCCAACGCTGAGGGGCGCTGCACAGATTGCTGGTACGGCTGCTGCTGGTGGCATCTTTGGTGGCCCTGAGGGCTTCATAGGTGGCATTGCTGGGGGTTTAATTGGTGGTCCACAGGGTGCCGCGATTGGCGCTGGTATTGGTGGTGGCGTTTCGCAGGTTAGGCAGCAGGTTGGCGCAACAGCAAGTTATGCATCTGATATCAGTCGTCAGCGTCAGGCTCTAGAGCTTGTCACGAAGAATGCTGGTGAGTATCAGAGAGCGCTGTCGTTTATTGATCGAACAAGTCGTCAGCTTGCTATCCCGCAAGAGCTGATCACACGTCAATTCACGCAGTTGACCGCGTCTGTGAAGGGTGCAGGCGGAAACGTTCGTGACGCAGAGAAGGCCTTTGTTGGTGTCGCTGCAGGCATTAGAGGCACGGGTGGCAGCCTTGAGCAGCTTGATTCGGCATTGCTTGCGACAACACAGGTCTTTGCAAAAGGCAAGGTCAGTGCTGAGGAGCTGAGGCAACAAATTGGTGAGCGCTTGCCCGGTGCTTTCAGCTTGTTTGCTGAGTCAATGGGGATGACCCCGCAGGAGTTGGACAAGGCTCTTGAGAAAGGACAAGTCAGCCTGCTTGATTTCCAAAAGTTTGCGGAAAAGTTATTTGCTGAGTACGGGGAATCGGCCAAGATTATTGCTGCTGGTCCCGACGCTGCTGGTGATCGTCTTCGGACTTCCTTGTCGAGGTTGCAAGAAAGCGTTGGTACTTTGCTGAAGCCTGTTGGTGCCTTCTTTCAAACAATTTTTGCCGACATTGTCAGAGCAATTGATGCCGCCGCTCGCAAGCTGAATGAGTTTTTTGGACTGAACAAAGGCAGGGCGCAACAAATCAAAGAATTGCAAAGTGGACTGAAGCAGACAAATGTTCAAATTGCAGCGTACGAACGCCTTGTGTCATCTGGCCGTGGTGTTGGGTTGCAGAGGAATGTGCTTGCAAGTCTTGTGCAGCGACGCGAGACACAGACTGCTCAGTTGAAAGCATTGCAGGCTGCTGAACGCCTTGCTTCTGGTGCTGCAAATGAACCACCAAGCAGGTTGCCTGGAATCACGCCAGAGGCGCAAAAAAGAAGGAAAACAGATGCTGAGCGCGAGGCTGAAAAAGCCCTTAGGGATTACAACAAGGGTCTTGAAAAAGGCGCTGATCTTGCCGAGAAGCTGCGGCGCATGATTCGCGATGTCAGACTTGAAACTGCTGGTATCGGCGAGACGGCGGAAGAGGCAATTCAACGTCAATATCTGGAAGCGTTGAATGACATTAACGATAAAGGCAAAGATT